GTATTTGAATTTCCCTCGGGAGCAAAGATTTATACTGGTCACCTCAAGGATTCCGATGCCTACACTCAGTTCCAAGGTTGGAACATCACACGGTTACTGATTGAAGAACTTGGTCAAATACCACGTGAAGAAGATTATTTAAAACTTCTATCCTCCGTGCGTTCTACTTGTTCTATTTCACCTCAAGTATTTACCACCTGTAACCCCGGAAATGTGGGACATCAGTGGATTAAACGCAGATGGCAGATAGGTATTAAGGAATCAAATAAAGCTTTTACAGACCCCGTTTCAAAAAGGAAAAGAATTTATATACCAGCAACAATAGATGACAACCCATCACTCCAGAAATCTGACCCTTCTTATGTGCAGTATTTAGATTCACTTCCAGAACCACTTCGCAGTATGTGGCGTTTGGGTGACTGGGATGTATTTGCTGGTGCTTACTTTGCTGAGTGGAATCCAGCATATCATATTATGGGGGAAGAAGATGCTAAAAAATTGGGGTTCGGTTCTGAGATTAATCATAGATATATTGGTTTTGATTGGGGTTACAGTGCTCCTCACTGTGCTATATGGCTTGAAGTCACTCCGAAGAACCGTGTATTTGTTTATGACGAAATATATGGGAAGGAAAAGCACCCTATGGAAGTGGGGGAACTCATATATAAAAAGAATCACGGAAAGAATATCAATATGACACTGGGTGATCCCAGTATGTGGATTCGCAATCCAATATCTTGGCGTAAGGAAGAAACCTCAATGTATAGTGATGCTTCAATAGCCCACGCACTGCAGGGTGACCAGAGCCAGCCTTTAGTTCCAAACTTAGTCCCGGCTAATAATTCACGAATTTCGGGATGGCGTAATATGGCACAGCTTATGAAGGTTACAGATAAGCCCCCTAATTTTATTATTATTAAAAACTGTGCTCCTAATCTAGCCAGAACCATACCTGAAATGATTATAGATGAAAAACGTCCAGAGGATTTAGATACCACACTTGACGATCACGCTGTAGATGCTTGTAGGTATGGGCTAACACATTGTGAATCTCCAATGGAAGCTGTGATTAAGAAAACCAAAGATCAAATAGCTTATGATAGACTTATAAACCCAGACCCTGATGGCTGGACATATACTTGGAAGGATTAAAAATGCCACATCACTATAAACAATACCCGGTAGGTTCTAAGAAATATAAAAAAGCTTACGGTGAACATATGGTTAAAAAGCTTAAAAAGAAACGGAAAAAGAATCCAGCTTATAACAATCCTGTTGAGTCTTCCGGTGGTGAACCACAGGGTGGGGGTTCTGATTAGTGGCTAAAGACTATCCAAAGGATGTGAATGTTGAAAAGTATGCCAGTCAAGACTTTGACAGGGTGAATGAGCTGGAGAAAATGTTCCAATCTGCAAAGGACGCACGGAAGGCACAGGTGGCACGGTGGCGTAGGAATGAGGAGTTATACAATGGTCAAATGTTAAAACCATTTAATCTTCCTAAATATAAAACCCGTATTGAACCTAACGTAATACACAGTGTTGTAGAAACTATGTTTTCAATTCTTACTGATCGTCCCAGTAAGGTTGACCTGATGCCGAAAAAAGAGAGTCAGATTGAATCTGCCTTAAAAGCTCAGGAAGCTGTTGAATGGGTGATGGCTGATAAAAAAGCACAGCGTGCAATTCGTTATATGAAACGTGATGGACTGATTTATGGGAATGGTTTTTTAAAGACCTGTATTGTAGATGATGAGGTTGCATTTATTGTACCTGACCCCTTTACCGTATTTATTGATCCACTGGCAACATCCATTGAGGATGCTCAGTGTATTGTATTTGCTACTCCAACATATGTAGATATTATTGAAAAGAAGTACGGGAAGAAGGTTGGTGCTGAGGGCAAAATGAATGAATATCGTGCTTTTATAAAATTAAATAAACAATATGCTACCGATAAAGTACCAGAACTAGAATCTCAAAGTCCTTTGGAGGAGGATGGTTCTTCACAGGACTATAAAGGGGGTCAAGCTCTATTGAAGGAATGCTGGTATTATAAAGGGGGTGAACTTCGTCTAGCCACATTTGTTGGCAAAACACTCCTCCAAGATGAAAAAGCCCCCTATGCTTTTATGACACTGGTAACATTTAAAAATTATCCATCGGCTCATTCTATTTGGGGCAAGGGTGAACCTGAAGTGATTGAGAGCTTGGCAGTCGGATCAAGCATAGCCTTGAGTCAAGGGATGGATAACTTAATTCTACAAGGTAACCCAGTAGTGGTGATGTCAAAGTCACTTTCTAAAATTCCGGGCAATAGAATGACAGATAAACCCGGTCAGGTTCTTTGGACAAATAATCCAAGTGAACAAATCAATAGACTTCCTGCTGGCAATATTAGTGCAAGTACACTTCCATTTGCCCAGAGTATGATTGAGCTAGCTGATATGGTATCTGGTGTACACGAAATAAGCCGTGGAATTAACCCCACGGGAGTTGTTGCATCCAGAGCAATTCAACAACTGCAAGAAGCAAGTCAACAGATAATCAGAGCAAAGGAAAAATCTATTGGTAGTGATGCTGTTATTGACATTTATAAAAACACTTTGAGCTTACTTGCTAAAAACTATGCCAAGACTATTTCTATCAGAAGATATGCAGAGGATGGTAGTGGCTATCAATTTGAGGATGTACAGCCATATGATTTGGATGATGATTTGGACTTTGCATATAAAGAAGGTAGTTCTATGCCTGAATCCAGAGTTGGAAGGTTTGACAGTGCTATTGATTTATTACAACTTGGACTGTTAGATGAGGAAGGATTCTGGAGATGGACTCAAATGGACATCACCAAAGAAAAACTACAAGAAATTTCACAGATGCGTCAGCAACGCCAACAACAAGTTGAACAGGAAGTAAATACAATTTCAAACTCTACTGATGAGGATGAAATTATGGATAGCTTGCTGAGGTACAGAGAACTAACTGGTGGAGGTGCACAAGATGCCCAAGAAAACGCTTAGACAGTGGTGTGAATCAAATGGGTATCCGGGTGTAACAAAGGAATGTGTGATGAGTGCTTTCCAGTCTCCTGACCCAAAAATACAAGAACTTGCAAAACGCAAAAAGCTAGAGGGAATATTAAATGGTAAAAGCTAAAAAAGAAAGAAAATCATATTTAAACAAGATAGCCAAGAGTGGTGTTGTAGGCACAGGTTCTAGATCACAGTATTTGAAGTATTCTGATATCAACCCATCTGATGTACACGAAGGTACTGTGACATATAGAGATGTAGACTATACAGATTCACCTTCAACAAATCTCAACACATACCGTTTGAATGTACACCGAGGAACTGGAAAAGAATATTTTAGGTTTCAGGGGAAGCTGTATCAAGTAACTGGTAGTGGTACATCACATTCAGAAGTACAAACTTAACAAATAATAAATAACTGACCAACTCAGGAAGGAGTGTCAATGTCAAACAATAACTATAACAATATTGAATTAACCGAAGCAGAAACACAGGCTTTGGAGAACCCAGAAATAGAATTAGAGACCACAGCGTCTCCATCTGATGATAAAGCATCAGAAGCAAATACAGAGGAAACTTCCCAAGAGGAAGTAACTGAGCCTGTTGCTGTAGATAACTTTGAGATAGATGGTAAGGATTATTCCCGTGACCAAATTCTCCAGTGGCGTGATGATGCTGACAATAAAGAAAATTGGCAGAAATCAAACACAGAAAAAGCCCAGCAGTTATCAAAGTGGAATAAGTTAGCAGAAAAGATTCAAGAAGACGAATCGTTTCGTAATCATCTCAAGGATTTTTATTATGATGATCCAGAAGCTGTAAAAGCTCTTGGTCTCGATGGTAAAATGGAAATCCCTGGACAAGATGAAATCGTTGAACCTCCTAGTGAAATTGAGAGCCGTTTAGATGTTCTTGAGGAAATTGAAGGTGAACGTGTTATGGAGCATCGTGTGGATCAGCTAGATAGTGTGTTAACCAAACTTGAAGACGCTAACCCAGATTATCTTGGTGATCAAGATAAGGTATCCGAATTTCTGGAATTTGCTGATAGCAATAGCCAGAAGTTCCTAGACAATGGTATGCCAAATCTGGAGCGTGCATTCAAGGAATGGTCATACGATCAGATGCAAGAGCAACTTGCCCACTATAAAAAATTAGATGAAAATGGTAAACGCAATACTGGGATTATTAATACATCTGAAGCTGGTGCTAAAGAAATCAAGTCTGATAAAAAGAT